TCTCATATTTGCAAACTTTACGGCAGTATGGTCACTGGGTAAATCAGAAAGACAAACAACCGAATCTAGAAGTTTGTCTTTCTTTTTGAATTTTGGTTTATCGTCTTTAAATTTGAACAAGTCTTTTTCCTCTGGTTTCTTATAGTTGGATTTTCCGTTCTCCCCATTTCGGTATCTTTCTAAAGAATACTCTTTACACATTACAGGGGAAACTTCTTTTAAGAAATTATATAGGTTGTGGCCTATACCACAATTGTGACATTTATAGAAAAAATCATTATTCTTTACATAAAAATAACCTCTTGCTTTTGTTTTCTTTGTTTGTGAATCACCGCAAATTGGGCATCTGCAATTTGCAAGATTTTCTTTCTTCCAAGAAAACCTATCCAATTGAGGTGAAACCATATTGATAAATTTCTTATCAAGGTACATGCTCATTAGATATTCCAATCCGAATATTGTTCAGATTTTTCTTTCTTTGTTTGTGGTCCGAATCCACTTCCAAAATCTAATTCTTCTGTGGTTTGGTTTGATTGTGATAACACTCCTTGGTCATCTTTTGCAACATCGGTTAATTTCATCTTTGCACGATTTATGCCGAGTATGAATTTCCTATTTATCACAGTATCGTTGTATCTGTTTTTTAATTGTTTTACCAACACTTGATTCTGTTCGTCCAATTCGTCTGTCGCTATCAATGCGAACATAAAGTCTGCTGTTGCAGGCAATCCAAACGATTCAGATGTATCTTCTAATCCAACATCAGTGTTTGAAAATCCTTGTCGATTGGTTTGTGTCGCCGACCAAATAGGCACATTATATTCTACTGCTAAACCACGAAGTTCTTCTGCAATTGACTTTACAAAACTATATGTGTTTACATTGCTTCCGTGTTTTAATCGGGCAGACGAACAGATATTTAGATAGTCGATAAAAATAATATCTGGAACAAACTTCTTTTTCATTTTCAATTCGTCAAGAAGTCCCTTGAAGTGGTTGACATTTGCGGTTGCTGTTGGATATTCTTTTATTATAAGTTTTCCATTTATACCAGATGTCTTTTTCTTTATTTTAGATGCATAGATTGTTTTAGGAAGTTCTTTTAATTCATCCATAGTAATATCCATAAGGTTTGCATCGATTCGTTCTGCAATTCTTTCTTCTGCCATTTCACAAGTGATGTATAACACATTCAAATTTTGTGTCAGGCAGTTTGCGGCGTGATGGCACATAAACAAAGATTTACCAACACCTGTTCCTGCCATCACAATGTTCAATGTTTTTTGTGGTGTTCCGCCACCTGTAATTGTGTTGAAAAAATCCAAGTCGAATGGAACTTTTGATTCCGTTTTATGGTAAAAATCATATCGGTCATCGGCATCTTCAATATAATCATGTCCAATATGTGTATCAAATGAAACTGCTAAGGCATCCGATAAGATGTAAGGAATTGCAGTTTCTTGTTTGTCTTTTACCTTTCCATCCATAATATGAATGGATTCCATTATTGCGTTATATATTGCTTTACTTCTACAGAAATTTTCTGTTTGGTCTAGTAACCAATTTGTTTCTTGTTCTGATACATCAAAGGATTCAATATATTTAACAGAATCGTTATATTCATTTTGAGATAGTTTTGTGTTATTTCCTAATGAAATTAGAAGTGCTTCTTTTGTGGGTGGAGCATTATACTCTATAACAAAACTTTCAATTTCTTGGAAAATTGATTTGTGTATATTGTCTTGAAAATATTCTTTATTTAGAAACGGTATTACTTTTCTAAGATATTCTTCATTGTGTACTAAATTACTTAAAACTAAAGTTTCAATATTGTCAATCGTCTGATTTGTCATCATTTCTCATTTCGGATATTTCTTTTATTGAAGATTTAATTTGTTCTCCGAGAACTTCATTAGATTCTATCTTGTCACTTTCAAGAGTAAACTTTTTTGTTTCTTCAACATGGTTTTCTAAAATATCGACCAATATATCTCCCAATATTGTTTGTAATTCATCGGCGTCCGAATCGTCAACATCTTCTATAATTCTATAATTAAAATTTAGTGATGCTTGTGATTCATCATCTTCTTCGTTTATGGAAACTTGGCCATATTGATACACAAATCCATTATATTTGCCTTCAATTATTTTGATGCATTCCAATTCTTTATCATTTGCATCTTCGATATATTCATATTCCAAGTGTGTTTTATTAGAGTTCATAATCTGATGTATTCCCTTCTTCGTATTGCATGAATTCTTGCAATTCTATTTCTGCAAAATATAAATTTGCTTTTCTTAGTTCATTTAAAATAGAATCATATTTTTTATCGTCCTTATCCACGGTAATGTTATCCTTTATATCTTTGGCATCGATTTTATGTTCTATGATATATTCTTTGTATAATATTCTTGTTCCTATAAATTTCAAATCATCATTGTGAAATTCGTTTCTGATTATTACATTTGGGTCTATTTTTTTTATACTTTTGAAAATTTTATCCTGCACACCATCGGCAGGGTCCCAACCAGATAGCACTATAATAAAATCTCTACCTGTTTTTTCAACAACCGCCCATTTGCATTTTAGATTTTCATAATTCCAATCTATTGTTGCTTGCCAATTAGTTTTCCACAATAATCTAGATATTTGTGTGATTTTATCGCTAGATTTTTTGTTGAGTCGTTGAGAAATACTATGAAACAATTCTATTGCTCTTTCAGTGCCTTCAATTTGAATTTTGTTGACTACTTGATTCTCCATCTTTCTCCGATTCGATTTCTAGTTCTTCCGCATTACCATATTTGAATTCTTTTGCAACTGCCACTTCTAATTGTTCCATCACCTCTTTGGTAAAATATTTCTCTGGCTCATTATTTATTGATTTCTCAAATGCTGTTTTACCATTTGGCAATTCAATACGAGTAGAAACTTTTTTGAATATCCCATACTTTACTGCAATCGGCACAAGACCATAATACGGATTCAGGCCGGTATCATAGTTCAACTGTACCTGTACTTCTTTGTTTTCTTTTGTCAATCTGCCTTTGTATAATTTACATTTAATAATACCACCGATAATATCTGTTCCATCTTTTTCTTTTGATTTTGACAACATTACAATTGTTGAAGCGGCATACTTCAATCCAGAACCACCAGAAAGAACCTGTGGTGGTCCATATCCGCCAACATTTGCATAAGTGTGGTTGGTTACAATTAATGGAATGCCTGCTTTGCCTAATTTCAATGTAAGAACTCGGAACACACCCTTTACTAAACCAGCGCGTGTCATATCTCTAGTAGATTTGCCTGCGGCAGTATCTTCCATTTCTTTTTCTGTAGAAAGCATACCAAGAGAATCAAGAACCATAAGTATAGGTTTCTTTTCGCCAGACTCAATATACTTGTCTACAATTCCTATTGCTTGATGTCTAAATGATTCAACTGTTGCAACAGGGAATATGGCAACTCTATTTGAGTCGATTCCTCTCTCTGTCATCATCTCAGAAGTAACAGCAGATTCTGTATCAAAATATAAAATTACACCTTCTGGATTATCATTGAGAAATTTGTTTACCATACCCAATGCAAAATATGTTTTACCTGTGGCACTTTCGCCACCAAGTGCAATTATTTTATTGCTTGCGATACCACCATACAACGAACCAGATAGTAATGCATTAAATGCATAAGAACCTGTGTTGATGAATCCTGTAACATCTGTCCCATCTATGCCTTCAGAAGCAATCCCTGCATATTCATTACCAGAATTTTTTATAATATCTTTTAGAAAATTAGTCATTTAGTTTTCTTTGCTTTCTTCTTTGCAGGACTCTTGCCAGATTTCCACGCCTCGTTTACTTCTGGTGTGGTTTTATCATCTGCCTTGAATTTACCATCGGCCAATCTTGCTCTCTTATGTACTCCAAGCATGTTGTCTAGACCATCAAATGCTCGGTCTATTGTGTCTGCGATATATGTATTTTCTATCATAATAACTCCTTTATCTCTTGTATAGTATACTCTAA